AGCTTACCTGTAGTAACGTCAGCAGAACCAGCAATTAGTTTCACGTCAATAGTGTCAGTTGTTGTGACATGTTGTGTGAAAGTTGATGCGGCGCCTGTTACAACATCGTTAGCTTGTCCGTTAGAGCCCTCAGCTAGGAAACCTGCTGAAGATACATCACCACCATCAATGATGTCATCACCTGCAGCAAAGTCAATGTCTACAGTTGGTGATGTGCCATCAAAAGCTGTGAGCACTTCTGCTCCTGCGAACAACACGAATGTGCCTGCAGGTATTTCAAGAAGTTGAAAAATGTCACCGTCTGTGCATGAGTAGTCAGTTATTTTAGAAATATCTAAAATAGCTTCTACCATTCTCATGCCAGTGCCATTTCGATTCGCTTGTAATGCAGCGATAGAGTTTGAATTTACACCTGCGGTTGCAGATGAGGTCATGTCAAAAGTTGCCATTTATCAATCCCCCCTTACGCTACGTTGTATTTAGCGGTTACAATCGCTTCAGGTCGAAGAATTTTTCTACCATAAAGGTGCATACCTCTGACAATATCAGCGAAAGAGTCTGGGTCTCTGTAAGACTCAGTCTTTGTGATTTGTGCAGCTGTAGCAACAGCAGAAGAGTGTCCTGCTACGATTACGCCAAAGTTTGAGTTTTGGTTTGCTGACCCTGATGTCCCCGGTCCAGTTCCTACAGCAGGTAGGTTGTTGGACATGTAGATATCAAAACCATGAAGCCTACCGATAGCTAAGCCAGCTCTCAGTCCACCTGACTCGCCGAAGTCTGCATTGAGAAGACGTGAATCTTCATCCTTTAGAATTTCGACAAATGTTGGATGTAGAACTAACCATCTACCATCTGTATCGACGAACTGTGTGTCAAGCAGTCTGCCCATTCTTGCAATAACTTGCAATGGTGTAGCAGTAGCTGTAGCTTGAGCAGTTGCGCCCGGCATACGTGGTGCTAGTGGGATTGAGTGGTCGCCAGCACTTGAAGTAGTGATGTTACCAAAGTCACCCTTTTTTAGCTTCATAGATGTAAGCAGTTCATCAGACCCTGCAGTTGATACAGCTTTTGACCCACTTACGGTGTCGTTAGCTGTGCCTGCTACAGCGTTGATTGTGCCTTGCTTAAAACCAGCCATGTAACCAAGAATTTCTTGGTCATGTTGGTCTCTAAGCCTATAGCCTGCTCGGTCAGATGCTAAGGATTCGAAATTGACATGGCTGTGAGCCTCTTCGATGTCGTCTACCTTGAAAGCAAAATAGTTTGCTTTGTCAACGACAAGACTGAAGTCCTCGTCATCCAAGTCTTGTGGAGTAATCTGAGTGCCTCGTGCATACTCCTTAACGGTGATTTCTGGTTCCTTGATTATTTTAACCGTGTCACCGTAGTTCGCAATCTCGCCGAAGTAGTCAGAATTAGTTATTGACTCTACAACCGAGGTCTTGCGAAAAGCTTGCTGAACTTTTTGAGAGTAGATTACCGGGCTAAAATTGCCGTTTGGTAAACTACTGTGTCCAGCGGCGGTTTTAAATGCCATTGGTTTACCTCGTTAATATGATTTAAAGATTGTAGATTTTCGTACTATACAAGACCAGTTGATAAGGTGTCCTGACGGGGCTTACGCTCTGGGTAGTTTGAATCGGTGGAAAATCTATAACTTCGCTGTACTCAAAGTTTAGGGTGTATGGTGTATCGTCTGCACAGCACCATTGGAGCGAGTAACCTTACGGGGTCGCTATTAATTACTATATTTTACCATAAAATAAAATAAAAGTAAATAAATTTTTATCTTGACACATCATAAATGAAATTGCCAGATTGTATAGCCTCCATGATAGCCTTTTCATTTCTCTCATACTCATGAGCTTTCATCTTGGCTACCTGTGATTCTCTCCATTGATTAGATTGAGAGCTCTTAGTTTTGGCTACGTTAGATGTGTTTTTAGCTGTTACTAAAGAAGCAGCACCTTTATCAGATTTTTCTTTCTTCGTATCAGCTATTTTCATATCCACTTTGTACAAGTCTATAGCTCTTGCTGCAGACCGTGCATCAGTTTCATTCTCATATAAAGCTTTCTGCACCCATGAAGGTTGTCTTTCAACCCAACCATGAAACTCTTCATCATTTCTGATGTCTTCAAAGTCTGGGTGTAGTTGCAAGAGTTGTGACTCTGCAGTCATTCTCTTTGCTTCTGCTTCTTTCTCTGCGATAGCTTTTAGTCTATCTTCCATACCCTTGTCTAGCTCAAGAGCTTTTTTAGTAGCAATAGTTTCTATAACCTTTGCTACGTCAGGGTACTCTTTTGTCCATGCTGCAAGCTCATCATCACTCTTAGGTAACTTTATAGCTTCTTTAGTAGCTGTGGATATCTGTCCCTCTAGTTCCCTAATCTTATCTTTGAGCTCTTGCTCTTTTTGTTGAGAATGTCGCCGTAAGTCACCATAGCGTTTCTTAAACGTCTTCTCTTCAGGTGCAAGAGATTCAGTTTCGGCTTTGTCAGCCTCTGCATCTTTCTGCTCCTGTACTACGTTAGCACGTTCCTCTTCTAAACGCTTTAACTCTTCCTGTTCGTCAGTTCTGTCCTTCTTGTACTTCATAGGCACAGCCTTAACGTCCTGCTTTACTGCGGCAATCGCTTCACTCATTATAATCTCCTATACTAAATTTTTGTGAGAAAAGTTTTTATCTTTCCTGCAATATACACGGTTGGGTGTATTAGTTTACAAAACACATTTCCAAACAAATCATCTTTTGCTTTGCCTTTTGTAAGAATGTGTTTCAAGTGTTGTGTTCGTTTTCTAGCCATAAAAGCACCAAGTCTAGTTAGTATATTACTACTTTGCATCCCTGTTACGTAAGGTCTAAATAGCCAATGATAACCTACTTGGTGTTCTGGTGTTAGATGACGTCTCTGATAAATATCCCAAACTTTCATAGCTTTCTGCCAGTCCACAAGTTGAGTCTGTCTATACATCTCTGTGCAAACTATTTTATCATCAGAACCTCCAAAAGCCCCTCCGGGTTCAAAAGCTGTAGGTTCTGAGCGCTCTCGTCTTTCACTAACAGTTTCTCCTCTTTGTCGCTGTTCTTCCTTGAGCCTATCTTCTGCTCTTCTGTCTTCCTCTCTTTGTCTAAAAGCTTCAAAATCAGCAGCTCGTCTAGCAGCGTCCTCTTGTCGCCTTTGTTCTACTTCACGTTCTGCACCACTCATCATACTTGTGTCGCCACCACCTAACTCAGCTCTCATACGTTCAGCGGCTCTAATAGGATTCATAGCCTCTCTCTGAACGCTAGCTCTATTTTGTTCTATTCTGTCAGCGGCTGCTTTATCTGTATCGTCAGTCTTTCCTGTTAAAAAAGAGTCTACGGGTGTTTTTTCAAATAATGGAGTAGCTTTACGTTCTTCTGCCTGAAGCTCCTTAAATCTTAATGTTTCTTCTTGAAAAGCAGCAGCTTTAGCTGCTTTAGCATCATCAAAACCTGTTTTCATTTCTTCTTTGGCTTGAGTAAGTAACTTTTTCGTAGTGTCGTCATCTGAGCCCTCGCCACTTAAAGGTGGTAAATCAACTACCTTTGTTAGAGTATCATACTCATCTTTATTGTTATAATTACCTGCAACCAACTTTCGTGCAGCATTTCTTCTTATTAATTTATCCTGATAACCTGCTCCGGGTAGAATAAATCCTGCAGCAGTGTCAACCATGTCAGCAGCTTTACCCATTATGCCTGTGCCTTGGTCGCCGGGTGTTCGTCTGTTTATATATTGTTGAAAATCAGACATACCCGTATCTGCCCCTTCTTCAGCAGAGAAAGCTGCAGCAGATGGTTGTCTCTGAGTTTGTCCCATCATAGTATCAAACCGTTCCATCTGTTGCTGTGGTGTTAAGTTTGGTGTAGCCATAGCAAATCTTTCACCACCACTTATATCACCACCTATACCTGCTGATGTAGTAGTACCACCTGTGCCTTCTGGTGGTTTTGTAAAATCTTCTTTTACTGACTTCTGGTAATCACCTACGTTAGGAGCAACTACACTCGTTGGGTCTCCTGTAAATATAGCACCTAATCCTGTTGTTCTTGTTGGGGTAGGTTGTGTATTTTGTTGGTATCCCACAATGTTACCTTGTGCATCAGTAATAGGAATCCCTGTATTTAATCGTAGAGGTGTGTAGCCAAACTGAGATGTGTTGGGAGCAGCTAATCCTGCAAATTGTGCAGATGCTGCAGTTGGAGCTGTGCCTAAAGGTGTAACACCTGTTTGTGCTTTTAGTAACCCACCATCATTAGTCTTAGATGTTTTCTCGTCGCCTACATACTCTATCTGACCTGCGTCCTCCATCATCTCCAGACCTGCAAGTGCTTCTTGCCTCATATTCTCGTAGGTACCAAGACCATGATATCTGACTACGTTAGCAGGCACAACTAGCTCTCCCTCACTCATCATTACGTGTTGGTCATCAGCTACTTCTTTCTTTGTGGCACCCATAGGTGGCTCACCCTTCTCTGCTTTCATAAGGTTTGGCTTAGCACCAATACCTACAGTTATAGCTGTAACACCTTTCGCTGCTTGAGCCATAGGCATCTGTGTGCCTTTCTGTTGCGCTGCTTGCTGTACTTCTTGCATAGCAACATCTCTAGGGTCAGTCATAGGTCTAGCTAGTCCTCTTTGTACTTTAGTAACTTTTTTAGTTTGCTTTTTACCTTGTGCGGCTTTTGGGCCAGAACCAGAGGGAGCAGAAGTAGCATCTGTGGTTGGAGTAGCAAGACCAACACCACCTGCTCTATTACCTTTATATTGTCTCATTATCTTAGGAACTTTTATACCTAAAAGCTCCATACCTTTTATAAGACGTTCATGACCTTTTTTACCAGTGAAGTCACCCCGATAGCCCCTATCTCTATAATATTTTGTAACTCTATTTAAGTCTTCAATTTTCATCCTTTGCTCCTGTTATGACTTCGTCTCGTAGGGTAGAAAGTCTACGTAGTTCTTTTATTGCGCCCTGTGTTTGACGTAATTCATCAAGGTCACGAGCTTGCTCCATTTGTTTATAAAGAACTGATATTCTATGATTCATATACAGCTCTAGTAAGTCTGTGTTACTCTTTACATTTACAAGTTTAAGTAACTTCTTAGCTACTTCTTTTATCATTGAGCCCCTCTAAGCAGTGCTGCTAACTGCTGTGCTTCTTCCCCACTAGGTTGTTCTGCAGGGTCCTTAGCTGCACTAAAACCTTGTTCGCCCGGTTGTGGTGCCATGCCAACTCCTATATTACCTCCACCTCCACCAGATGGGTCCATAGCTCCAAGAGGACCTGCCTGCTGTTGTTGCTGTGCGCCTCCTCCTGATGCCTTTATTATCTCGGCTTGTATCATAGCCTCACGTTCATCATTGATAAACTTCTCTGCATCCAA